TTATTTTTTACTGTCATCTGTGCCGCCTCCGCCACCAAATTTAGTCTCAGGATTTAAAACAGTCGGATCCATACTTACTTTCTTGCCTTGCTTTTTAGAGTCCTTTTTCTTATCTTTGTTCTCAGACATGATAATTCCTCCTTATTTAATAAATAAAAAATAGCCACCTACGATGTAAGTGACTAGCCCGCTTTCCTAAAGCCTTCATTTGTCTTTGTCGCTAAATCAAATAATCCACTAGCGCTTAAACCTGATAGTGCACCAGCTATTAAATGTGCGCCGATGCTTAAATCTGATGTTAGTTCCGGCACGAAATAAGCAATTGCGCCGACAATGATACCAATTGCCAAGGAGATTAACGGCATTAATTTAGATGGTACTTGTGTCGTCTTTTTAATTAACTGAACGAATGCAACTGTTAAGATTGCGAGTACACCGGCAAAAATCATTATTTCATTCATTATTTTCACCCCCTTCTTATTTGAAAAATATTTGTGCAAAAGTCAAAGCGGCACCAATGACGAGCGGTGTCGCCCCGATAATAGCCACCCAAACTTTTGTATTGTGCTCCGTCTTTCCTTTTGTGATACTTTCGATGTCTTCAACTCTGATATCCAAGCCTTCGTAATTATACTCTGTCCGTTCGATTCTGCCCCCCAAGACCTTCAAGGTGTCATTCAGGTTTTTGAAGGTGGCTGGAAGCCCCTCCAAATCTTTCAACATCTTCTGGTTATCTTTCGACAACTCTAAAAACTTCATTTCATGTTGGTGATGCTTCTTGTCGTTTTTCCTCTGATCATCATAGTACTCAGTGCGAGTCACAAACTTTTCTACGAGCCTTTCTTCATCAGCCAAATCTTGACACCCCCAAAAAACGCAAGAACACCACCCAAAATTGACAATGCTATCATTGTCGCTGGTGTGAGCCATGTGAGTGCATTATTGAAACCTGAGATAGCAACGATGAAATAGTTTACACTTGTGATTAACCCACCAAAAAACAATGTGACTGCAAACCTACTTTTGATGTTGTATTTCGGCAAGAACCAGCTCGCTAACATCGTGAGTGCACCACCAATAATAAATACGGAACCCCAAAATGATAGCGGTGCAACATCAATCAGACTCTCATACATTTCGCTGTCAAGTGGATTTTCATTGTATATAATCCAATTAACACCTCTTAATACAGATATGCCCCCGAATATAAGTAGTGTCGCACTGGCAATTGATTCGGATATGTTCAAACGTTTTTCCTCGCACTTTTTATCGTCTTGCATTTAATCACCACCTTTAGGTAAATAAAAAAGGACCATAAAGGTCCTTTTAATTGGAGTCTCCGCCCATCCGCCCACCTACCACCCGATCACTAAGTGACCTTCATTACTTCTTCTAAATTTATTTCCTCACCGAGTAAAGATAATAATTTATAAATCACTGTTCTTTGCTGCTCTATCATTGTGGATTGTTGATGTAAAAGATCATAAACTTCAATAATTTCACTGCTGCTCATATGGCTCTCCGACGATTAATTGATATTCATCTGGAGTAATGGCACCCAGCTGTGTGAATTGTTTGAGTTGGTCTTTACGGCACCAGTTTTTCTCGTAGCGTATTTTTAAATTTTCAAACATTGTAGATTTTTTAGCCATTCATTCCACCTCCCATTTCAAGTAATAACAATCTGAGTTCCACTTCGGATTGGTTTTGACCTTGCATCATGCTATCAATCTCAACTTGAGTGACATACTGCCCTAGTTGTTCACCTTCTTTTTGAAGTTGCAACTCTTTAAGCGGATGATTAATCACTCTTTCTTCGACATTCTCCACTTGATTAGGAAACAAGCCATTTAATACGTATTCTTCAGCGAAATGAGCGTAAGCTTCACCAAGATGTTTAACTTCTTCCAAGCGTCGATGCTGTTCCTGTGTAAATTCCGGAGTTGCAAACTCGATTATCTCTGTATGTTTCCATTTTTCTGCGAAGTCTTCCCACCACTCTTTATCATTTGTATAAGCTTCATAATCTTTGCCATGTTGCTTATAAACGACTTTGTGAAGCGGAAATTTTAACTCTCCATTCACTATCTGCAGCATTAAATCACACCTTCTTTAATAATATTTTCGTCAATCTTCAATCGACCTTTAGAATCTTGATAAATAAAAGGATTTCTCCTCTTCAATTTTTCAACAAAATTATAACTTGATCCATACATTGCGTGACCATACCAACTATTAAGCATCGTTTCTGCAGTTTCTTTTGACAGCTTTCCCCTTCTAATTAAATTGGGCATCTTCTTAGTCTTTCTTTTAATCTTTTTCTTGCTATCATCTCTAAGCAGCCTATGAGTTCTATAGATTTTAAATCCATAAGCATTAACGCCCTGTTCTATTGGAAAGACTCTAGATTTACCAGGATGTACATCGAGTTTCAAGACAGTTTTAAGAAAGTAACTCATAGTTTCCAATATGAGCAGCGCTTCATCTTTGTTTTTAACAATTGAAATTACATCATCAGCGTAGCGGATGTAATACTTTAGTTTTAATTTACGTTTACAAAACTGATCAAACTCATTCATGTAGACGTTGGTTAACAACTGACTCAGAGTATTACCTAATGGCATACCCAATGGATCGATTGCATCTGCACTATCAATGATGTGATCAATCAAACTCAATGTCTTTCGACATTTTATTTTCTTTCTCACAATGGTTTTTAAGGTCGGACGATCTACTGTATAAAAGAATCTTCTAACATCCAGTTTGATAATAAATGCTTCTTTACCAAAATCGACACTTGCACGTTTAAAGAATTCCGACACCCTTTTAACTGCTTTATGAGTGCCCTTTCCGTCTAAACAAGCATATGAATCAAAAATAAAAGCAGGTTGATAAACCCGCTTTAAAACTCTATCTGTGGCTAACTGCACCACTTTATCTACATGATAAGGGGCATCAATGATCCGTTCTTTCGGCTCATGTACCATAAATCTTTTATAACCAGAAAAAGTATAAGTGCCATCAATCAGTTGTTGCCTTAATTTATTGATGTTATGAGTTTCATTAGCTGAAAATATAATCGCATCACGATTGAATCTGTTCTTGCCCTTCATACTTTTCTTGAATGCCCAATCAAGGTTGTTGATATCTATAATTCCTTCGAATAAGTTGTTAAATCTAGTTTTCGACATTTCTCCCGGTTTTCCTTTCGTACTAAGCGTGATGTCTGTTCATGTGTTTACAGTTCGTGCTGAATCAGCACCGCTGAAAGAACCAAACTCTCTTGAACTTTACAAGTCTTGTTACTGAAACCGTAATCTCAGTAATCTTCATCCTTGTCCAGGACGGGACGCCAACCTCTATTACCATTCGCATTCGACGAATGATTCGCATTCAGGTTCGAAACACCATTATTGCCACGGTTAACACGACGTTTGATAGTTTAATCCTTAATGTTTTTTATTTAATTGTAGATCTGATATAACCTCTCAGAAGTTTGTTAATTTCAGTCAGTTCCAAATCGACTTCTTTGTAAAATCCAATACTGATATATCTTCTTTGCTTCGATAATTTATTCAGTGTTTTCATCGTCTGCAGCTTGGCATCCGCCTCCTGCAAGTAAGTTAATCGCTTCGATTTTACGTTATTCGCCATTGTGATAAAACTTAATAAGTCGAAAAGAGTCATCTTTATTGTATGGCATAGACTGAATTTTTCAGACTTCGGATAATTCGCTAATCTCGGATAAATCTTATAAAGTAAATCCTCTGAACGCTTGTATAAAATAAGGTTTGTTGTCATTGCATTCTTGCTTTCATATATTATTTTTAGTGCTCCGCTCGGCCTGCGCCGAGCCGTTCGCTTTGCGAAGAGTGCAGTGCCTAGGAAAGTTCAAGGACGGGACGCCAACCTCTAAAACCATACGCATACGACGAACGAAACGCAGACAGGTACGAAACACCATTACCGCCACGGTAAACACGACGTATCTGCTCGCCATTGTCATCTTCAGATATCCAGTCACTATACTCTTGACACCAAGAATACGAACCTAATCCAAGTAGATAATGAGTTCTCAAGTCTTCGTCAGTTAGATTGATGTCCCAATCATCAGTAGGAGTTCCTGCATATACGTTGTAGTTAAAATTGTCCGGCGCTCTTTCGTGCAATGGTAATATCAAGTGATTCCATTCATTTTCCGGTCCGACAGAACCCCTGTCACTATCATTCCAGCTGTCTTGTGGATCACTAGCAGCGCCCCTCATCAATCTTACAATGTAATTTTTTCCGTCTACAGTTACATTAGCATTTTGAGTAACCCTTTCCTCTGGATTATAATATGGATCATTTTCTAACATGTATGCTTCTCCATCGGATATATCTGTTCCAGTACCGTAAACGGCTCCTGCCTGATAGATACTGTCCCAACTTATACTTCTTCTAATTGGCTTTAATGGTACGAATAATATCTTTCCATTCCAAGAAAATTTCATCCACGGAGTATTAACCTCCATCAATGCGCCTTGGGATATTCCAACAGCCTGGGCTAGGCTAGAACCATTAAACACTGTGCCGCCAGAACCGTCTGATATCAGTCCGAACTCACTAGGTTTAACAAACCCAAAGAACCCTGCATTTTTATTTCCAGCTACTAAATATTGAGGTCCTGGGCTGTTATAAATATCATCCCGAGGACCGACTTGTTCTTTCTTAGCCATAATTTCAATAATTCTTTCAAATTGCCCTGCTGATGGTAACGTAAATTCTGTCATTATTTAACCTCCTCAACACTCACCACTAAGTGTCCATTTCTAGCTTTTAATTTTGTTTCATAAGTTTTTGCTGTTTCTTCCGATTTAACGTAATTTTGAGCTTCATTGATGCCTTTCTCCATTCGATTTAACTCCATATCAGTCATTTTATCGTCCGGAACCCAACTTTTAGGTTTGTACATGTTGCTGCACCCCTATTCTTATTTTCAATTCGATATTATACATATCCTGTATATTCACGTTTGTTGTTTTGTGGTACATTAGTTGATCGGCAACATTATATAACTTAACTGAACTGAGTGAAGGAATCTCTTCAAGTGGTCTTAACGTCATTTCAAATTGAGTATTGTTGAGACGAGTTATATTGGTTATTTCTGCTTCTCTTTCGTTGACCGTGACTCTCTCTATATCGTCAATAACATTCGTTGTAATCGTCCTTAAATATGCACTTGTAATCATAAACTCACCTCTCTCACACTTTTAGTCAATGGCATTCCGACATACATTTCTCTCACCCGATGATATTCCCTGAATCTAATATTTGATTGATAACCAAAATCGATTAAATTGCTATGAGTAGGAAAGAATGTAAAATCTAAGTGTGCAGGCACTGCCAATTTGAACTCTTCCAATAATCTCTGCCAATTGAAGTCTTGCCAATTGAAGTGGATGTCCAGCTTGTAAGGATTATCCTTACTGAACTTTAAATCTACAGAATCATCTCTTAAATAGTTATTTATTAAGGATTCTAAAAGAATATGTGTTGCTGGTTGGTTACTAGATAGATGATTGATGATTCTGCGCCGCCTTTGTTCAACCGTAGAGTCAGGCTCACGACTGACATAAGCGATGCGCTCCCACCTGTCGAGTCCCCAAGTGGCTGTCATGACGAAATTCTGATCTAAGAGATCATTTATTTCAGTTAATGACCTTTCAAATTCAGGGGCCTCTGTTTTAATGGTTTGATTGAACTCTCGAAGATTAGCTAAGAACTCAGGTAAGTAATTCAGCATTTGCTCTTCTTTATCCATCTACATCAACTCCAAATTCACTGACGATAGACTAGCTATTTTTTCGGGATTGATGATGAAGTTGTCTGCAGCGCCGTTTATTTTCACATCTGAATAATTCCTAACTGAATCTGCATTCAATAACAACTCACTGACCGTCGAAATGTTGAGGTAGTCAATCCGGAATGAATTTTCTCTTAAATACTGATTTAATGATAGTTCCAGCTCACTTTCAGCATCTGCAGTCGTCCTATTGATGTGCAATTCAACATTTGCAGTAATATGAATGTCTTCCAACGTTGCTCCTGAAACAGTCACTGTAGCACCTATAGGCGCTTGGCCTTCCCCTCTTCCTGGAGCGGGAGATATATGATCTTGAACGTTGTCCACTAACGTTTGAATCGGCGGTTGATAGTTGTCGTTTGTGATTACTATCTTCACTGTTCCTGGACCATCGTAGAGAGGAAACACCTTAGCTACTCCGACACCCTCAACATCTTCGGCCCACTGCTTATAATGCGCTGAATTGCCGCTATTCGCTTCACGTCTCACTCTTACGAAGTACCTTTCACGTAAACTCTCGTCATTTTCTTCATCGGTGCCACGTTGCAATAATCGAGTTATTTTGACACCCTCCAAACTAACGAAACTGTCCAAAGGCAATATTTCAGTACCCTCCTGCATGTTGTTACCAAGTTCACCAGGCGTTTCAATTCTAAGAATGTTTTCATCCACTAACTCAAAATAACTATCATCAATTAGGAATCGACTTCCTATCGGAATTCTGTCACTACCTTCAGTTAGATTAAATTCCACTTCATAGTGAGCATGAGAGGCTGGATATCGACTGATACCCACTTCTCTCGCCCGCATTTCAAGAAACTCTCCGACCGCCGTATCTGCAAAAGCTAAGGTCAATATCTGATCCATCCAAATATAGTGTTGTGCAAGCTCTGCAGCAGCAGGACCAAGCGCATTATAAATAACGCTGCCTTCACGTTTGTCGATATCTAGAGGCACTCTATCGAGCATTCTCTCCATGATTTCCTCATAAGTATATTCCTCGGAGTCAAATCTAACCATCCAAGTACACCTCCTCTATTCTGATCACTTCATCGACTGTAACAACATCGAAAGAAGCAATATATCTTTCTCCATCTAATACATATTCATAATTTTCAACAGCTTCGATGCGCTCATCGTATACTAGAGCTTCTTCAACCATTCTTTGTATTTCAGATAACCTCAATTCTTCTGTTATCTCTTTATCCTGAATCACTTCTTTGATCTCAGAGCCGTAATCATGAGAATATATTGGATGTAGAAATCTTTGAGTCATCAAAGTGATGTAAACGAATTGCTTTATTGCTTCAGCCTCGTCGATAATTTCACTTGTGATAACGCCTCGTTGAAAATCAATCTTGAATGTTTCGAGGGTTTCGACTTCCGCCTCTTCCTCATTCTCTTCATCCAAGACATCTTCAAATTGCACTTCAGGAATAATCATTTAACTCACATCCTTAATCAATCCTGTCAATTACGTATATCTCATCGCCGCCCTTATTAATCAATACAAGAACTCTGCTGCCTATCCAGAGTCTTTCATTGTGTATCAGGTCGGTTATCCTGGATGTAATTGAAAGCATGTCTCTATTCAGTATTAGTTTGTTATTGTTCTTCAATCTAATTCTAAGAGGGTCAATCGAAGTCACCTCTCCAGGCTCAATTTTCGATTGCTTTGATTTCTTATCATTTTGGTCATAAACCTTTGATAAGGCTCGAACTATGTTTGCACTCATTTTAAACACTTCCTGTCGGAACGAAGTTACGATCTACAACAGTCAGAGCAGTCAGATGCTGATCTCCACTAAAAGTATGAGTATCAGTGTCGATATACATATTCTTTTTTAAATTCAACTCTGATATGTCTATCCTCACCCTTAGAGCGCTTTTTAATACTGGATTACCCATTACATTCAGGCTATCCAAAGTGTGCTTCACGCCTCGCTTTTGAGACAATCTAGTATTCGCCCTTTGCTGTAATTGAGATAGGTTCAATTCAGTCGCAGCCGTTTCAACATACTGCAGTTGACCGTATTTCCTTCTGTTTGAAGAATCTGTTGCGGTTCTGGTATAGACCTTGTCATTGATTACAGACCTCACTTTGACT